AAATGGAGCCAGGGAATATTAAAGTTTCTGTTTATCAAAAAACTTTAGATAATTTAAATGTTGATATAAATTTTGGGGATTACATTGGTTACTATGAAACTGAAACTTTGGTAAGGTACTATACGGTTAATAATGATGGTCGTGTTGTGTCAGATAATAAACATACCTATGCAGGATATAAACCATTTTATCGTACAATAAGTGCGTCTCCTGTTGGGCCAAATGAATTTAAAGGATTATGAAAATACTATTAAAAGAATCACAAACTAATGAATTAATATCTTTTATAAAAAAAGACCCTAATTTATTAATAAAAAAACAAGTTAAAGTTTATTATGATATTACAAGACATATGTTTTCTGTTACATTTTCTGGTATTGTTGTATTAAAGGCAGATTACGTTAGATTAAAAAATGTTAAATTTTTAGTGGGGGAAAAGGGAAAAGAAAAAGTTAGGTCAGTAAAACAAAAAAATGTTCATGCTTATGTTACTGGAACATTGATTGATTATTGTGAATATCCTTGTGAGGATATACCAAGTCCTGAAGGAAATGTTGTTATTAAATATAATCCTTATTTTGACGACTCATTTCTCATAAAAAAAACAAAAGAACCAATTTTTAGTGCTGATGAGGTTGAAATGATAAATTTAGATGATAAAATATTTTTAGTTAATTAATTATGGGATTTCCAAAACAAATAAAAAAGACAATTCCTCTTATTAATAAAAAAATCTTGACACCAAGAAGACATGAGATTGCGGAGATGATTTCAGAGGATGGAACCTACCTTCCAAAATCTTTGTTACATGCAGATTTAGATCGTGGATTTTTAGATTTTGTTAGAGATGAATTAAGATGTGTTGTTGATGGAAAAGTTATTCCCGCAATTGATATTTTAATTACAACACAAAATTGGTCTCAGTTTGTTGAAACTTGGGATTTCCAAAATATTGATAAAAACGCAGAACCCCCCTTTATAACAACAATTAGAACCCCTGAAGTTAAGTTTGGTACAAATCCGGCATTAAGGTACAATATACCAAATAGGAAACAATATTATTATGCGAAGGTTCCAACATGGGATGGACAAAGACATGGGATGGACATTTATAAAATACCACAACCTGTTCCTGTTGATATAACATATACAGTAGTTATAATATGTAACAGAATGAGAGAATTGAATAAATTAAATCAAATTATTCTTGAAAAATTTTCTTCTCGTCAAGCGTATCAAGTAATTAAAGGTCATTATATTCCAATTGTTATGAACGATATTACTGATGAATCAACATTAGATTTAGAAAAAAGAAAGGTTTATATCCAAAAATACACATTTACTTTATTGGGATTTCTTATTGATGAAGATCAATTTGAAATATCTCCAGCAATTACAAGAGTTTTTCAAATATATGAAACCGATGTAAAAATAAAAAAGAAAAAACAAAAAAAGGAAACCCCTAATCCACCATCAGTAAAAAGATATGATTTTGCCACAGGTATTACATCAAACGAAGTCACTGAAGTTTTTGATTACACTGTTAATTTAAAATTTGTTGATAGTGATAACGTATCAAACGGAACTCCTCCGTCAGGATATGACGTTTATATAAATGGTCTTTATTATGGTAATGATGTAAGAGAGATACAAATTAATACTGGAGATACACTAAAAATAATTATTTATAAACAATTCCCAAATGATACATCGTTTTTAATTTTTAATCAGGAATTACTATAATTAGTCTTCACCGTATACATCTTTTTTTTCTTTACATTTTTCCATAATTAAATTTTCTAAAAATCGATACATTTTTATTCCTCGTTTATCACAATATTTTTTTAACACATTGTGGACCTCGGGGGAAATCTTTAAATTTTTTATCTTCTTAGTGTCATTATCCATAGGTAGAATAAAGGTAGAATAAAATCATACCAATTATAAATAGTTTCAAAGAAGTAAAGTTTTTGCGAAAAAAACTAATATTTATATAGAAAATAAAATAACTAAATAAAAAAAGACAATGGCAAACAGTAAAGTATTTGTATCGCCGGGAGTATACACTTCTGAAGTAGATTTAAGTTTCGTAGCACAAAGTGTTGGTGTTACAACCTTAGGTATTGCGGGAGAAACATTAAAAGGACCCGCTTTTGAACCAATTTTTGTAAGAAATTACGATGAATTTCAAAACTATTTTGGGGGTACTTCACCCGAAAAATTTATTAACACACAAATCCCTAAATATGAGGCGGCATACATTGCGAAATCATATTTACAACAATCTAATCAATTATTTGTAACAAGAATTTTAGGTCTTTCAGGTTATGATGCTGGACCATCTTGGTCAATCTTAACTGAAGCAAATGTTAATTGTTCAACAATTGATGTTAATTGTTTTAGTTCAGTGACCGTAAATTGTGAACAACAATGTGTTATTCCTTTGGAGTTACCATATTCTGTTGATTTTACGGGATGTACGGATTCAACTTCTAGTATTGAATATATGACACACTTCCCTCAGGAAATATTGGATTTATTGGATGTGAGTTATGAAACTCCACAAGGAGGAACATCAACTTTGGATAGTAATATAAAAGAATTAATTTTTAATGTAATAACAAATTCAAACCCATTAATTGCGGAAGACCAATATATTAGTTATTTTGGTAGTGTTGATGATAATGATTATAATGCGTTAACGGTTAATGGATCATACACCGCAACAACAAACGTTTATGGTGTACCGTCAATACCTTTTAGTGGAAATAATTTATGTGATGGAGCAAACACATCGTGGTATTATTCATTATTTGATAATGTTGGTGGCGGAAGTTATACAGGATTCTCATTTTGGTCAATTGTTACTGGTGTAACTAATATTACTCCAATTACAACAACCACAACCGCACCAACAACAACATCAACAACAACCGACCCTTGTGTTATTCCTGTTCCAACAACAACAACAACAACAACAAGTCCTATTCCTGTTGAGTGTTTTTCAGGATCAGTAATGGGCGTAATTTATTATTATACAGGAACATCATATACAGAATATGATGATATGGTTGTGGCAACATTTAGATCAAGAGGTATATCAACATATTCAAATGGTAATAACCCAATTTATGAAGTATCTAATTTGGCAGACGTAGTTTTAGATATGACAGGACAATATTCTGGTGTATTACAAAACCCATATCTACCATTTGGTGTTAATGTTACTAATAAAGATGGTGTTAATTTTAACTTTGAAACGTCTTTTGCAACAAGTGACTCACAATATATAACAAAAGTTTTTGGTACGGATAATTTTGGTAAACCAAGAACAGTGGTTCCTTTATTTGTTGAAGAAAGGTTTCAGGCTTTATTAAACTATGGTTGGAGAAAAGGATTTATTAGAGGATTAAATCCAACATTAGTAGATTTAAATTCTGCACAAAGTAATGCTTCGGATTCTATTGGTTGGTATTTAGATAAATACCAAACACCAAGTTCTCCTTGGGTAGTATCTGAACTTAGGGGTACAAAAGTTTATAACCTATTTAAATTTTACACAATTTCAGATGGTGATTCAGCTAATTATGAAATAAAAATATCAATTGGTAATATTTCGTTTTCAAATCAAACATTTGATGTGTTTATTCGTGATTATTATGATACGGATTCAAATCCAGTTGTGATTGAGAAATTTACTAACTGTAGTATGGATCCAAGTCAAAATAATTTTATTGCAAAAAAGACAGGTTCATTAGATGGCGAATACCAACTTAATTCTAAATATGTTATGGTAGAAATGAATGAAGATGCTCCTGTTGATGCACTTCCTTGTGGTTTTGATGGGTTTAATTTTAGAACTTATGGTACCGCAACATCACCATTTCCTGTTTATAAAACAAAATACGATTTTCCTGGAGAAGTTATCTTTAATCCTCCATTTGGAACACCAATTCAAAGTGGTGGAGATAATGTTAGAAGAACCTATTTAGGTATTTCTAATAATAATAGTTGGGATGGTAATTATTTTGAATATATTGGTAAACGAAATACAATCTCAACTTGTGATATTGAAAGTGTTGATTGGAATTATAAATCAAAAGGTTTCCACATGGATAAGGATGCTTCAGGAATAACTATTTCAGATGCCTTTACAACATCAGGAACATCTAAATTTAATGTAGGGTCGGCAAATTTCTCATCTGAACCTAATAACCCAACAAGTCCTTATTATAGAATTTATTCAAGAAAATTCACTTTATTAGTACAAGGAGGTTACGATGGTTGGGATATATATCGTGAACATAGAACTAACAGTGATAGATATGTTTTAGGAAGAACTGGTTATTTAAATGGAGCGTGTCCTGATAACAGATATCCAAATGCAGTTGGTTGGGGAGCATTCAAACAAATTGCTGTTGGTGATGGTACTCAAGATTTTGCAAATACTGACTACTATGCTTATTTATTAGGAATTCAAACATTCTCTAATCCTGAAGCGGTTAACATTAATGTGTTTGTTTCACCGGGTATTGATTATGTTAATAATAGTGACTTAGTTGAATCAACAATAGACATGATTGAAAATGAAAGAGCGGACTCACTTTATATTACAACAACTCCCGATTATAATATGTTTTTACCAACAACTACAGGTAATGATGGTATTATTTATCCTCAAGAAGCGGTAGATAATTTAGAAACAACAGGAATTGATTCTAACTATACCGCAACTTATTATCCTTGGGTGTTAACTCGTGATAGTGTAAACAATACACAAATATATATACCGGCAACTGCTGAGGTAACTAGAAATTTAGCCTTAACAGATAATATTGCGTTCCCTTGGTTTGCAGCGGCAGGTTACACAAGAGGTATTGTAAACTCAATTAAAGCACGTAAAAAATTAACTCAAGAAGATAGAGACACTCTTTACCAAGGAAGAATTAATCCAATTGCAACCTTCTCTGATGTAGGAACCGTAATTTGGGGTAATAAAACTTTACAAGTAAGAGAGTCAGCTCTTGATAGAATTAACGTGAGAAGATTGTTATTACAAGCTCGTAAATTAATCTCAGCAGTATCTGTAAGATTATTGTTTGATCAAAATGACGAACAAGTTAGACAAGACTTTTTAAACTCCGTAAATCCAATATTAGATGCTATTAGAAGAGATAGAGGTTTATATGATTTCCGAGTTACAGTTTCTTCTGACACAGCAGACTTAGATAGAAATCAAATGACAGGTAAAATTTATATTAAACCAACAAGATCCTTAGAATTTATAGATATTACATTCTATATAACACCAACTGGAGCATCATTTGAAGATATTTAATTATTAAAATGTAAAAAAATAAAAAAAAGGAGGCTAGTTCTCCTTTTTTTTATTACCTTTGTGTTTATAAATATAAAAATAAACACAATGAAAATTAAACCTATTGATTTAATTCCGGCAGTAAAATATTATTCATTTGATTGGGATGATAATTTAATGTATATGCCAACAAAAATTTATCTTTTGAATGATAAAGGTAATAAAGTAGGTATGACCACAAAAGATTTTGCAGAATTTAGAGATATGGTCGGTAAAAAATTATTTAAATATAATGGACATACCATTGTTGGACCAGCAAAAGATGCTTATATCGAGTTCGGTGTTACTTATGACGATCAATTTTTAATTGATGTTATGGTCTCACCAACAGGACCAGTATGGGATGATTTTGTTGAAGCAATTAATAATGGATCCATTTTTTCTATAATTACTGCAAGAGGTCACACACCATCAGCAATTAAACAAGGTATATATAAACTAATTAAATCAAACAAAAATGGTATTGATTCAAATAAGTTGGTTAAAAATTTATTAAAATATAAAGATTTGGCGGATGAGGATATCTTAACTAAAGATAAACTTATAAAATCATATTTAGATTTGTGTCGTTTTCACGCAGTTTCTTTTGGTATGAGTTCTGAAACAAATCCAGAGCCAGGAAAAATTAAAGCTATGGAAGAATTTATTAAATATGTTAAAGAAATTTCTATTCAGTTACAGAAAAAGGCTTTAATAAAAAATAAAATAAATAATTATATTAAGCCATTTATTGGTTTTTCAGATGATGATGTAAAAAATGTATCTAGTATGAAAGATTATTTTAAAGATAAAGAAGATAATATACTACAAACTTACTTAACATCAAGAGGAATAAAAACAAAATATTAATAATAAATGCTAGTACTAGTATATTTTATTTAAAAAAAAATAAAAGTAAATAGAAAAATTTTATTTATCGTATATTTATAATGAAAATAAACATAAAATTAAAAATTAAAAATTATGGCTGATTTGTTAATGAAAATGCCAGTTCCGTACGAACCCAAAAGGCAGAACAGGTTTATTATAAGGTTTCCTTCAGATTTGGGTATCAACGAGTGGTTTGTGGAAAGTGCTTCAAGGCCATCAATAAAAATCGGTTCAACCGAAATACAATTCTTAAATACATCAACATTTGTTGCTGGTAGATTTAATTGGGATCCAATCACAGTTAAATTCCGTGACCCAATTGGACCATCTGCAGCACAAGCTTTAATGGAATGGGTTCGTTTATGTGCTGAGTCCGTTACAGGTCGTATGGGTTATGCTGCAGGATACAAAAAAAATGTTGATCTTGAAATGTTAGATCCAACAGGAGTTGTTGTAGAAAAATGGATATTAGAAGGCACATTTTTAACTGATGTTAATTTTGGAACATTATCATATTCTCAAGATGCTTTGGCGGACATTAGTGGAACACTTCGTATGGACCGTTGTATATTAGTTTATTAATTTCTTTTAAATAAAACTAAAATATATCTATTCATAGATACGATATTTAATTCCCATATATTAATATGTATGGGAATTTTTTTTTATTAAAATAACAAAATATATTAATTATTAAGATTTTAACTAAAAAAAAGAAATATATTTACAAAAAATATAAGTAAAGTATCTTTATAATAAAAAAACAATTATGGAAAACGATTCAAAACAGTATGGTCAAATGGATTTTAATTTACCTCACGATGTTGTGTCTTTACCTTCGGGTGGTAAATATTATAAATCTAAAAAGAAAAGTGTTAAAATTGGTTATTTAACTGCTGCCGACGAAAACACTCTTTTAAGTATGAACCCAAATAAAACAATTAAGGAATCAATTGTATTACCGTTATTAAGAAATAAATTATACGAAACGGATATTAGACCTGAAGATCTTTTAGATGCGGACATTGAGGCATTATTAATATTTTTAAGAAATACATCTTTTGGTCCTGAATATGTTATAAGTGTTACTGATCCACAAACAAATAATGAATTTAATGCAACAATATTACTTGATGAATTAAATATTAAAAAAATTAATATTGAACCTGATGATGATGGGTATTTAAAAACAACATTACCAAGAACAAAATCTAATGTTAAGTTAAAATTTTTAACTATGAGAGATTCTGTTGATATTGAAAAAACTTTAAGTGGATATCCATCAGGAATAATACCACCTATTGCAACTCTTAGATTAAGTAATATGATTGTTGATATTGATGGTAATACTAATAAGGGAGATATTGTTAAGTTTATTGATAATATGCCAATAATGGATTCAAAACATATTAAAAACTTTATGTTAGAAAACGAACCAAGATTAGATTTAATAAAAGAAGTTATCGCCCCGTCAGGAGAAAGAGTAATGGTGAACATTGCTTTTGGGGTGGAATTTTTTCGGCCTTTCTTCTGATTACTCAAAATTTATATTAGACGAATTTTATTTATTGGCAAAGATGTTAAGAACATCTTATTCCGAGTATTTAAAAATGCCAACATATGTGAGAAGATATCTTATTGATAAAATTATTGAGGAGCACAAAAAAAATAAATAATCTATATTTATTATAAAAATAGTTTTATTATATGGGACCGCCAAAAGGAAAAGTTGAGATAAAAGATCCAGATGTTGTTGTTGATACTAAATTATCAGATGATTTATTAAATATAAAAACTATATTGGATGCGACTTTAGAAACTGTTCAAAGTCCTACAACTTTATTTTCCAATTTAGCTGTAATAACTAAAGAGGTTTTAGGAACTATAGGTCCTTTGGGATGGTTAGAAGCATTACAAAATTTAGATACAGAAGCAACTAAATTAGTTAGAACTTTTGGAATCAGTAAAGATAGAGCTGGAGAATTAACCCAAACCATTGCCGATGCAATACCCCAATTTGTTGGTATTGGTCTTGATGTTGGTGATGTTGCGGAAACTTTAAAAGGTTTGGGAGAAACCATGAAGGTTAATATTATGTTAAACGCTGAGTCTTTAACTAGTTTTGCGGCAACCGCAGAAGTAACTAAAGTAAAACAAAGCGAATTAGCTGAAAAATTTAGGGATGTCGGTGTTAGTATTGCAAGTATTGAACCTAAAATGTTGGATGTTGTTAAAATTGCAAGACAAGCAGGAGTAACAGTTCAAGCTGTTTCTGCCGGTGTTGTTACTAATTTAGATAAAATGAACCTTTATAATTTTGAGGGTGGGATTAAAGGATTAGCAAAAATGGCAGCACAAGCTTCAAGATTGGGGGTTGAGATGTCAGCAATATTTACTGTTGTAGATAAAGTATTTAATCCTGAAGGGGCAATTGAATTTGCTGCATCACTACAAAGATTAGGTGTAACATCAAGTCAATTACTTGATCCATTAAGATTGATGGATTTAGCTCAAAATGACCCAACAGAACTTCAAAACCAAATTGTAAACATGACAAAAGAGTTTACAAGATTCAATAAGGAGAATAATCAAATAGAAATATTACCTGGAGCTAAAAGACGTATTGACGAAATTGGTAAGGCGATGGGATTACCTGCCGGCGAATTACAAAAAATGGCAGTAAATGCGGGGATGTTTGAAATGAAATTAAAACAAATTAAATTCCCAACCGATATTGCAACCAAAGGAGATAGAGAACTTATTGCAACAATGGCACAAATTGGTAAGGATGGTATTGCCAGAGTAAGGATAGAAGAAACACGTATAGGTAAAGATGGTAAAGAAGAAGGAACGGGAGAATATATAGATAAATTAGTTAGTGAATTAAATACTGATGATGTTACAAAATTGGCACAACAACAAAAAAGTAATGACGCATCAATGGAAGAAATTGCGAAAGATCAATTAACTTATTTGAAACGAATTGAATCATCTATGAATACTTTTGTGTCAGCAGCTAAATACGGTATTGCAAGTTCTAATACACTTCAAGGTGGATATAAAGGTGGTTTAAATTTTTTTCAAAAAATGTTGGACGAACAAATACCTCAAAAAGGTAAAGAAAGTAAGAATTACAGAACAGGAACTGATTATGCTGCTAATGAAGTTAGTGAGTTTATAAAAACTTTAGGTATTGGAGATATGTTTAAAGATTTTAAAGAAATGACAAAAACTTATTTTGAGGAATTAAAAACTTCTATTCCTACAATATTTGGTATGGGAGGAGATGATACGCCTTTAATTCAATCATTAAATAACCCAAACTTGGAGATTTCTTATGAACCAATGACAATAACAACTGATAATAAATTCGCCGTTGATTTTAATGTTATTGCTGATGATAAAATTAGTGGTCAGGCAATTCAAGATATTAATACTGCTATATCTAATTATTTT